CTATGGGATCGGTATTGTATTCTTTGATTTATGTGACTCAACCTATGGAGCAGTCCCCGAACGATAAAGCATTTTTTGATTTGATTACACCGATTGCAACGTTCCTTGTTGGAACGTTGTCGGGTGTAATGATTTCTAATTCTAATAATAAGAAAGATAAGGAACCTAATGGCGAACACTAAAATATCGGCTTTACCAGCAGTAACAAGTTTGGCTGCTGCAGACACATTCCCTGTGGTGCAGTCTGGTACAACCAAAAAGGCTGCTGTTAGCGATATCTCTAACTTAATGTTGACCACAGCCCCACAAACAAGTTTTCGCAACATGTTTATTAACGGCAACTTTATTGTAAACCAGCGTAACAGCAGTGGTTATACAGTTGTTGCTGGTGCTGCACTACAGTACACGGTTGACCGCTGGTATTCTTATTGCACTGGCGCAAACACCACTATTGACAACAGTTTGTACATTGGTGCTAAACGCAGATTTCAAATTACAGGTGCTACTGGTGTTACTGGTTTTGGTTTTGGACAACGTGTTGAGGCTTCTACAACACGGAATAGTAGCAATTTTACATTATCCGTAACCTTGCAAAGTTCTACTTTAACTAGTGTGACTTGGACCGCTTATACTGCTAACAGTATTGATTCTTTTGGAACTTTGGCTTCTCCAACCAAAACACAAGTTGCAACTGGAACTTTTGTTGTAAGTTCTGGCGGAACAAGAAGTAGCGCAACTTTTGCAGCAAGCGGTTCAAATGGTATTGAAATAGTTTTTTCTGGTGGTGCTTTAATTGCATCACAGTCATTGTTAGTTTTTGATGCCCAGTTAGAATCTGGTTCTGTTGCTACGGTTTTTGAAAACCGTCCAATGGCTCTTGAACACAGTATGTGCCTACGTTACTATGAAAAAAACTATCTTTATGGTGTCCCTGCTGGTTTCTCAACGACTAGCGGTATACATGAATTTTATGGTTGTTCAAATAACTCGAACGTTATTGGTGGTTACATAAAGTTTGCTGTTCCTAAACGTAACACTAGTTATACAGCAACTTTTTATACACCCGGTGGTACTGCTGGTTCTTGGACGTATTTGCGTTCTGGCGTATCAGCAACATCTGTTGCAGTTGCCGCCAGCAATGGTGAATATGGTCTCAGTTTTGGATCAGGATCAATTGGAGCAGCATGGGTTGTTGCAACAATTGCCGGTTTTTGGGTAGCAGATAACGAACTTTAGGAACAAATGGAATTAACTGACCTTCTCAACGAGAAGGAATGGAGGATCTGCAAAGGTCCAGAAAACGCTACCAACGAGGAACTCGTTGATGCTTTCGTCTATTTCTGCTCAAACTACTGGTTCATTAAACATCCTGAAAAGGGTCGTATTAAGTTTGAGATGCGTGAAGCACAGATTGAAACTGTGGCTGCATGGATAGATAACCGTTATAGTATCGTGCTGAAGGCACGACAGATCGGTTTCTCTACACTGGCTAGCGCCTACGTGTTCTGGGTCACGTTCTTTTGGAAAGACCGATTTGTGATCATGCTAAGTCGTACTGAACGTGAAGCAATGAAACTGTTAGCAAAATCCAAATACGGATTTAAGTTCCTACCCAAGTGGATGGTGCTACGTGGTCCTAGCATCATTGATAACAACCAACTAAAAATGTCGTTCTCTAACGAATCTGCTATTGAATCATTACCATCAGGTAACGACCCTGCTCGTGGTGAATCAGTATTCTTGGTTGTAGTTGACGAAATGGCTTTCTTGCCTAACAGTGATGAAGCATGGGCTTCTATTGAACCAATTGCCGACGTTGGTGGACGAGTCATTTGCCTCAGTACCGCCAACGGCGAAGGCAACATTTTTCATGAACTGTGGGTTGGTTCCCAAACAGGGAACAACCAGTTCAAGGGCGTGTTCTTCCCTTGGTCTGCATCTGACCGTGACGACGAATGGTATGAGGCTAAGAAACGCCAACTGCCTGACTGGCAGTTAGCGCAAGAATACCCAAGCGACCCTGATGAGGCTTTTATTCGCTCTGGGCGCCCCGTATTTGACATTGATGCTCTACGAGCCTTAGAAGTAGAAGAACCTGCTAGGGGCTACATCCATGTTTATTCGGATAAACATATTGAGTTTCGTGAGGATGGTGGGGAACTAGCCGTCTGGCAGTTCCCTGAGACTGGTGGAATCTACTGTATTGGGGCTGACGTTGCCGAAGGCTTAGGTCATGGCGACTACAGCACAGCACACGTAATTAATGGTTACACACAGGAAGTTGTAGCGCACTGGCATGGTCACATTGACCCCGACCTTTTTGGCGAACACGTCCTATATAACTTAGGTTTGTTTTACCACGGTGCCCTAGTCGGTGTTGAATCTAACAACCACGGTTTAACAACATTGAAGGCTTTGCAACGTACTGGCTACAAAAACATTTTCCGTCAACGTCGTTTGGCTCAACGTACACCTGTTGCTACAGAAATTTTGGGTTGGCGAACTACAGCAGCGTCTAAACCTTTGGCTATTGACGAACTAAACGGAGTTATCCGTGACGGTTTACTGGATCTTAGGTGTGAACGAACGATTGCTGAAATGCGAACGTTCATTCGTGAAGCCAATGGCAAAACCCATGGTTCTCCCCATGATGACCGTGTCATGTCTTTGGCTATTACGAACCAAATGTTGAAATACATTTGGATGCCAGAGTATCAGATTTCTCAAGAACCACCCAAGAACAGTATGGCTTGGTGGTCTAGGCATCTACCTAGCAAACAGGAACCAAAGTTTGTTATGGGTTCATTCGCATCAAGAACGTGACAAAATAATCTAATACTATGGCGATTTATACATGCAAAGACTGTTCAGCAAAATTTGAACACGACGATTTACCTCGTCGTGGAGAATACTGCTTCAAATGCCACCTAAAAGGCATCCGTTTGGGATTTACCTACGGTAAAGAACAATTCCATGGACCTACTATTGGGGAACAGGCACGTCAACAAGTTGCGCAAGCAAAAGCAGCCGGTATTAATGCCGAACCAGTCGGGAGCCGTTGGATCTAATGAATTGGGCTGTCGCTATTGTTGTAGCAATTATCACTGGACCTGTTGTAGTGCTACTACAAATGTTGAGGCGAGAGAACACTCAACAACATGGCGAATCTCGAGAACTGTTACATCACATGGTAATAAAAGTTGATGATATTAACGACAATTTGAATAATCATATCAAGGAGCATAACAATGGTAATCAAACTAAGTAAACAACAAAAAGCAATACTCGCTTCATACGCACGAAGCGTACTTGGTGCAGGCGTAGCAGTTTATGTCTCAACAGGAGACCTTAAAATGGCTGCAAATGCTCTTTGGGCAGCAGGTCTCCCAGTTATCATGCGTTTCCTTAACCGCAAAGATGCCGCTTTTGGACTCGGTGGTTCTAAATAATGGCAAGAACAAGCAACAGTGAACTGTTGAAACGTTACCGCACAAAACTTAGCCAATCTAAGCGCATGCGCAAACAAGAACAGTTTGACGATACGTGGAAACGTATGCTGGACCTTTACCGTGGTCGTCACTATGAAAACTATTCAGACGAAGATCGTCTACTAGTTAACATGGCTTTTTCTACCATCAACGTTATTGCCCCCAGCGTTTCAGTCAACTACCCTAAAATTGTTGTTTCTGCACGTAAACCAGAAGATGCAGATAAAGCAACAATAACTGAATCAATTGTCAACTATTGGTGGCGACACTATGACTGCCAGACACAGTTTAAATCTGCTGTAAAAGACTTCCTAATCTTTGGTCATGGATGGATTAAAGCAGGATACAGGTTCGTTGAAGAGGACAAAGTAGCAAAAAGCAGCCCATTAGATGAATCTAATGACTACATTGATCTTGTCCCTGAATCCAATATGGAAACAGAACTGATTGTTACTGAAGATCGTCCATTCATTGAACGCATCAGTCCTTTTGACGTGTTCGTTGATCCAGACGCTACATCGGTTTATGACATGCGTTGGATTGCACAACGTATTAAACGCCCACTTGTAGATGTAAAAAACGACCGCAGGTACAACTCCAGTGCTAGATCTGATGCACAGCCTACTTTGTACTCAAAGTACGGCGACACTGCTCAGGTTAAACAACCATACGGTGAAGAACGTGACTCATACGTTGAAGTATGGGAATGGTACGATATTTCAACCAAAACAATGGCAGTTTTCTGTGACGGTTCAGACAAGTTCCTGATCAACCCAACAAAGATCCCATTCACTTTCGGTCACCCATTTGTAATGCTCAGGAACTATGAGGTTCCAGAGCATTTCTACCCCATGGGCGAACTAGAAGCAATTGAATCATTGCAACACGAACTTAACGCTACACGTACACAAATGATGAACCATCGTAAACGGTTCTCACGCAAATGGTTGTACCGTGAATCCGCTTTTGACCCTGACGGTCGTTCAGCATTGGAATCCGACGAAGATAACATCATGGTGCCAGTATCAGGTGACGAACCACTAGGTAACGTCATTGTGCCGATGCCAGCAGTTATCAGCCCACCAGAGTTCTACAACCAGTCAAGCCTTATTTCTGGCGACATGGACCGTGTATCAGGTGTGTCAGACTACATGCGTGGAGCAATGCCTGAGATCCGTCGTACCGCCACGGAAGCCGCTATTGCACAAGACGCCAGCAATGCTAGAGCAGCAGAAAAACTTGCTCTGATTGAAATCCATATTGGTTCTTGTGCTAAACGACTTGTCGCTTTGGCACAACAATACATGACTGGTGAACAAGTTGCCCGTGTTGTCGGCTCAAACGCTATCCCACTATGGATTAACTTTGACCGAGACTTCATCCAAGGCGAATTTGACTTTGAAGTAGAAGGTGGATCAACCCAACCTGTTAACGAGTCTTTCCGTCGCCAAATGGCATTACAACTAGTTGACGCCATGGCTCCATTCGTCGGGGCTGGTGTAGTTGACATGGCTTCTCTTGCTAGACACGTACTGCAATACGGTTTTGGTATCAAGTCACCTGAAGCGTTCCTTGCTGCACCACAACAGCAACAGATGGGTCCAGAACAAGGTGGTATGCCACCTGAACAGGGTGGAATGCCACCACAAGGAATGTTGCCACAAGGTCAACCACAGCAGGGCGAGCAACCAATGCCTGAAGAGGGTGGGATACCACCAGAACTAGCAGCAATGCTAGGTGGTGGAATGCCACCACAATAATGTTACAAATAATATCTATCTATAGGAACAACCAGACAAGGACTCCATGAGCGATACAAATGAATATGCAATCACTGAAGTAGACCCCATTGCAGATGGACAAGTTGAAAGCGTTGAAAGCGAACCTTCTTCAAGTGGTGAAGAAGATTACTTTTCTTGGGACGAGTACGCTGACCGTAAGGTCAAACTACCTGTTGCTGGTGAAGAAATTGAAGTACCACTAAAAGAAGCATTATCAGGTTACCAACGTCAAGCGGATTATACCCGTAAGACGCAGGAACTAAGTCAAGAACGTCAACAACTACAGTTTGCTGCAGCAATCCAACAAGCGTTGGATAGCGATCCGCAGTCAACTATAGAACTGTTGAAAGAGCATTACAATTTAAACGAAAGTCTTTCTGAAGAAGAAGATATTTTCGCTGATCCAATGGAACGGCAGTATCGTCAACTTGAGTCAAGGATTAAATCGTTTGAAGAGCAACGTGCTTACGAACAACTTGAGAATAATATTAATTCTTTACAAACCAAATATGGTGAAGGTTTTGATGCTAATGAAGTAATTTCAAAAGCATTAGCAACTGGAACAACTGATCTTGAAGGGATCTATAAGCAAATCGCTTTTGACAAAATTATGAACAAAGAGCAAGCACTTAGCAAAGTTAAACAAGAACAACTTGCTAAGGAGAATGCGATTGTTGAATCTAAACGTCAAATGGGAGTTGTTTCTGGAGGTGCTAGTGCTGCAAGTGCTAGTACACAGGATTCACATGTTGGTTCTTTAAGGGATGCTTTTGATTTGGCTAAACGCCAACTCGGAATTTCATAACTAATCACATCTATTTATAGGAGGCTACAATGGCCGGAAATGCTAACTTTGATGCACTCTTGTCAACTACGCTTGCGAACTACCGTTCACAACTTACTGACAACGTGTTTACTGCTCGTCCACTTACTTACACCCTTATGGACAAGGGTCGTATCCGCATGCTTAACGGCGGAACGAAAATTGTTGAACCACTGATCTACGGTGAAAGCAACACAGTTAAATCGTACTCTGATTACGATTCAATTGCTTTGACACCTCAGACTGGTATCTCGGCTGCTGAATACGATTGGAAGCAGTATGCTGCTTCAATCTCAATCAGCGGTATTGAAGAAGCCAAAAACAATGGTGAAGCAGAAATCATCAACCTTCTTGAAGCCAAAATTATGCAGGCTGAAGAATCAATGCGTGAAGGTTTCAACCGCATGTTCTTCGCTGATGGTACCGGCAACGGTGGCAAAGACTGGAACGGTCTTGGCAACCTTATTGAATCAGGCAACACTGTTGGTGGAATTAACTCGGCTTCTGGTCAGGATAACGACTGGTGGCGTTCATACGAAGAGAACACTGCTACCGCTTTGACGCTTGCTCAAATGGCTACTGCTTACAACACTGTTTCTGTTGGTAACGATCACCCAGACGTGATCCTTTCCTCACAAACATTGTTTGAAAAGTATGAGTCGTTGTTGCAACCACAATTGCGCTACACCGACACCAAGACTGCTGATGCAGGCTTCCAGAACTTGTTGTTCAAGGCTGCCCCAATCATGTACGATGTGCACTGTAACGCAGGAACAATGTTCTTCTTGAACACCAAGTACATTACGCTTGTTGGTCATAGTTCCAAGTGGTTCCAGCAGACCGAGTTCATCCGTCCAGAAGACTTGGATGCTCGTTACGCTTTGATCATGTGCTACGGCAACTTGACTGTCCGCAACCGTAAGAAGCAAGGCAAGTTGACCGCTAAGACGGCATAACTTGAAGTGGGGGGGAAACCCCCCACATTCTTATTTCTATTCTTTAAACAAATCATCTAATATTTAGGAGGCAATATGCCACTCGTAGGAAATACCACATCAGGCGCACTCACCCGTACACGTATCGCAGATTACATTGCTGCATCAGAATCAGTAACCCCAGTTACCGTAACTGACGCTGCACGTACTTTGACTTCAGCAGAACTGTTTGTTAACAAACTGTTTACATGCACACCAACCGCAGGTCGTGCGTTCACCACCCCAACAGGTACAGAACTCGCAACCTACGTTGCTGACGAAGTAGTTGGAACATCATTTGAGTTCACAATCGTGAACCTTGCTGCTTCATCACATGCTATTACGTTGACTGCTGGTGCATCTGGTGTAACCATTGTAGGTTCCGCTACTGTAGCGCACGCAACTTCAGGCACCTTTGTTGGTGTTGTTACTGCTGCCAACACGGTTTCTATCTACCGTAAGTAATATTTAATTGGTGGTGGTGGACTAGTAATATCGGAGTATAGACAACTAGCCACCACCACCATTACTACCTAGGAGTACTAATGAGTATGAATGATCTTGCATCTTATGCAATGATGTTTTCCAACAGCAATGCTGGTGGAAAAATGTCTAAAGGTAAAGTTAAAAAGAAGTCAGTAGGTTCAAAACCTGCTGGTCGTGCAAAACCTAAGGCAAGTAAAACTGCTGGGATGCCAAACGCAGCACAGCGTACCGACACTACACGTGGTATGCCAAACCGAGCACAGGCTGTTAACCCACGTACATTGGGTATGCCAAACAAGTCACAGTCCACAGCAGTTAAGGGTGGTCGTGGAAAGTCAAGTGGTGCTGGTGTACCACAGCGTCCTTCCAGTGCTGCACAGGTTCGTGCACAGGAATCAGGTAAGAACCGTTCAGGCGGTTCTGCTGCAAGCAAGCGCAAGATGGAATCATCTAGCGGTATGGCTGGACCAAAAGTTACGCCACGTAACGTTGCTAGTGCTCGTGCTTATGAACAAGTAAACATCAAGGCTGGTTCTAAGAATAAGCCTGTTGGTTCTGCTCGTTCAATGGAATCACCAAAGGGAACTAAGGCTGCTACAGCACGTACTGGTTCTGCCCGTGGTGTAGAGTCACCAAGTACTCCTAAGAAGTATGGTTCTGCCCGTGGTGTTGAGCAGCCGTACAAGAAGGACCGTAGCAATACAAGTGCTGCTGCCCGTCGCAAGATGGAAAGTCGTTCACGCTAGTTACAAATCACCTTAATAGTGATGAGTAACACTAAAACTTCCAAACCAGCCTACGCAATGTATGGCGAACCCATCAGTGGGATTCGCCCTGCATCAAACGTACCGGGATCAAAAATGGCTACAGCGAGTGCGCCCTACACGGGGCGCAATCGTTGTATTGCCAACAATGATACCTGTGAAGGTCCGCAGGCTAGAGGATCAGAACATTGCATTGGTCACCTTAGGGCTAAAGAGAAAGGTCGTGACGTAACATGAGTACATCAACAGACCTAGTTAACTTAGTCCGAGATATCATTGACCTTGAAGAAGCGGATCTACCTGACGCTTTGGTACGTACATACTTGCGAGACGGTTATGATCGTGTGATTAACCTTGAACGTACTTGGCCGTTCTTTGAGACGTCTGCCTCGTTTAATACTGTTGCTGGGCAACGAGAATACCCAACCTCCAGTATTGGTGCAGGTAACTTTAGAGAAATAGTTAGCATGGTTGATACCAGTATTTCTGGTAACCGTTTGCGTTTGATTGCTCTTGAAGATGCTGAACGTATTTGGTCTGGCAGTTTGGACACTGCTGCTCGCCCAATGTATTTTGTTGAATGGAACAGCATCCAGTTCTTGTATCCACGACCTGATGTCGTGTATACGATTAATGTTCGTGGTTACCGTAAACCGACTTATGATTGGGTTAACAATGCTGGTATTGAAGTTGATTGCGATGACCGTTTGCATACTGCTTTGGCTTATTATGCGTTGTCTCGGGCTTATCAGCGTCAAGAGGATGCTGAGATGGCTGCAATGTACAAGCAGTCGTTTGATGAGGCTGTGACGCTGGCTCGCAAGGAGATTATGCGTATCACTAGTCATCGTCCTGCTATTTTGTCTGGCGGTTTCCCATACATGACTTATGATCGTTGGACACAGAACCTTGGTAGAACTTTACGAAATTATCAACCGTAGGTTTGTATGGCAAAGAATTTACAGTTATTTAGACAAGATGATTTTACTGGTGGTTTAAACCTTCGTGCTGACCAGTTCCAGTTGGGGGCTAATGAGTCTCCGGGAATGTTGAACGTTGAAATTGACCCTAGGGGTGGTGTTTCTAGTCGTGGTGGCATGAGCAAAATTGTTACTAATGGTATTGTTTCTGGCACTAGTGTTTTTGTTGGTACTCTTCTTTCTACGGAAACACCTGATGCTTTAATTACTGAAAGTGGCGATTATCTGTTTTTGGATTATCCTGCTGGTTGGAATCCTGAGAATCTTTTTGCTTTTAATGGTTCTACTCACCAGTTGATGTTGTCAACTGGTTTTACTGGTGGAACTAATGGTCTTGTTTATTATAGCACTGGCGCAAATTTTACATCTACAACGATACCTGTGGTTAACCCTGATGGTGCTAGTTATGCTGCTTGGGGTTCAACACTGTTTGTTGCTACTGGTGGTCCTACTTATTCTTGGAATGGTTCTACGGCTACAGCCTTGTTGACTAGTGGCGACACTAGTGTTGGTGGTGTATCTTGGGCTTGGGGTACTGCTAATGATCAGGCTCCTCAGGCTAAGCATGCTATTACTCATGCGAGTAAAATGTTTGTTGCTAATACTAGGGAATATGTTTCTGGTGTTTTGACTTCTTTCCCGAACCGTGTGCGTTGGTCTGATGAATCACTTGTTAGCCCTACACGTTGGACTCAGTTAAACTATATTGACATTAATGATGGTGGTCAAAACATTACTGGCTTGGCTTCATTCAACGGTGTATTGATTGTGTTTAAAGAATTTAGTGTTTACGCTATTCTTGGTTACAACTCGGATAACTTTCAAGTTATCCAGTTGTCAAACAAGGTTGGAACAATCAACCAAAACACTGTTACTACTACTGAACGTGGAGTTTATTTCTTCTCTTGGCCTGATGGCTTGTATTTTTATAATGGTAAACAGATTTTGGATGTGTTTGAGAATATTCGTCCTATTCTTAAAAGATCTAAAGTTAACTCTCTTTATACAAATAAGATTTATGTTAACAATATAAACAATCGTATATGGGTTTCTTTGCCTTATGCGGAAGGTGATGCGGTTGTTGATCCTGTTGTTTCTTTTGTGCATGACCCTACATTGGGTACTGCAGGTTGGACTATGTTTCAAACTTCTGACGGTTATGGTGTTGCTGGTGGTTGTACTTTTACTAAGAGTGATGGAACTGTTATCAATGCTGCTGCTCATCCTATTGCTGATTCTGTTCTCAATGTTGATATTTCCTCAAGTCAAACAGACAATATTATTGGGACTGATGATGCTTATGCTAGTTACTATTTAACTCGGTGGGTTGATGGTCGTAACTATGCTATGAAG